ATGGGCCGACCAAAGAAAACCGTCGAAGTACCGGGGCAGGAGCCTGAAACCGGCACTGAGCAGCAGACGGAAGCAGAGAACCGCCTTACCGCGACTGAGATCCAGACGCTTAACGCAGACAGCCAGCGCGCAGAACAGGAAGTTATCCAGCAGCGCGTTGCCAGTCTGCTGGACGATGCCGCACTTGCTGAGCGCAATACTCTGCTGGGTACCATCAACGAGCAGGGCGCGGCCATCATCGCCCGCTTTGAAACGCTGGGTTACACCGACCTGGCTGACCAGCAGCTGACCGACAATCTCGAATTCCTTCAGCTCGTCAAAAAAGCCACCACGGCGGAGCCCGCCGCGCCGCTGGGCTACGTGACGAACGACGAGGGCAAGCCGCAGCCGGTTACGGGTAAGCCCGTTCTGACTGAGCACGGCTGGCACGTTCCGGGCTAAGAGGGGAATCGCTATGTGTGGAGGTGGAGCACCTAAGGTCGTACAGACCGACCCGCAGGCCGAAGCGGATGCAGCTGCCGACGCAGCGGCAAAAGCAGCAAACGCAGATGCAGCAGCGCGCAAGAAGCGCAAGAAAGGCTCGTCCCTTCTCGCCAGTGGTGCAGAGGGTGCGGCTGATTCTGGCAGCTCTCTGCTGTCCTCTGGCGCGCAGGCAGCGCAACAGAAAAACACTCTGGGGGCGTAACTGATGGATGAACTCGCCGTTAAGCTGATTAAGCGTTCCGACACGCTGAAAGCCAACCGCCAGCAGCATGAAAGCGTCTGGCGCGAGTGCTATGACTACACCTATCCGCTGCGCGGCGCGGGATTCTCTGACGAAGTGCTCGACGCTCAGAGCGCAAAATACAAGGTGGCGAAGCTACTGGACGGCACCGCCACCGACAGCGCACGCATGCTGGCCTCTGCGCTCATGTCCGGCATGACCCCGGCGAACGCACAATGGCTGAACCTCGACAGCGAATCTCTGCCGGACGATGCCAAAGCCTGGCTGTCTGAGTGCGCAACGCTGGTCTGGGAAAATATCCATGCGGCAAACTTCGACGCCGAGGGCTACGAGGCGAATCTCGACGTGGTGTGCGCTGGCTGGTTCGTCCTGTACATCGACGAGGACCGCGAAGAGGGCGGCTACACCTTCCAGCAATGGCCGCTGGCGCAGTGCTATGTCACGTCCACCCGCAAGGATGGCATCGTGGACACGATCTACCGCCGCTACCAGCTGACCGCAGAGCAGGCCATCAAGGAATTCGGCGCGGACAAGGTCAGCGAGAAGATCCGCGACGCGGCGAAGAAAAAGCCTGACGATAAATTTGATTTCCTGCACTGCATTTTCCCGCGCGAAACCTACATGGTCGATGCCCGCCTGGCGAAAAACATGCGCTTTGCGTCGTTCAACGTCGACGTGAGCAACAAGCAGGTGGTACGTGAATCCGGCTATCACGAATTCCCGTGCTGCGTGCCGCGCTGGATGAAAATCCCCGGCGGCTCCTACGGCATCGGCCCGGTGTACGACGCGCTGCCGGACTGCAAAGAGCTGAACGAAACCAAGCGCATGGAGAAAGCCGCGCAGGATCTGGCTATCTCCGGCATGTGGATTGCCGAAGACGACGGCGTACTCAACCCGCGTACGGTCAAAGTCGGCCCGCGTCGCATCATCGTGGCGAACAGCGTCGACAGCATGAAACCGTTGCTGACCGGCTCCGATTTCAGCGTGGCATTCACCGCAGAAGAGCGTTTGCAGGCATCAATCCGCAAAATCATGATGGCCGACCAGCTGCAGCCGCAGGACGGTCCAGCCATGACCGCCACCGAAGTGCATGTGCGCGTCGCGCTGATTCGCCAGCTGCTTGGTCCGGTGTATGGCCGGTTCCAGGCGGAATATCTCCAGCTGCTGGTGGTGCGCTGCTTTGGCATTGCTTTCCGCGCTGGCGTCTTCTCCCCGCCACCTGAGAGCCTGCAGAACGCTAATTTCAATGTGCGTTACATCTCACCTCTTGCGCGCGCCCAGAAGCTGGAAGACGTAACGGCAATCGAGCGCTACGGGCAGAACATCATGCAGCTGGCGCAGGCATATCCCGACATTCTGGACAACATGGACAGTGATGAGGCCAGCCGCGTAGTGGGCGAAGCGCTGGGCGTACCGGCGAAGGTCATGCGCTCTTCTGAAGATGTGGCAGATATCCGCGACCAGCGGCAGAAATCCCAGCAGCAGGCCGCTCAGCAGCAGCTCATGATGCAGGCAGGAACCGAGGCGGCAGGAGCAGCAGGGCAGACGGCTGGCGCGGCAATCGGGCAACGACTGGCAGGTAACCAATGAGAACCAAAGAGGCCACACCTCAGGACTTTAAGCGCATTTTCGAGGAAATGCCTGGCGGCTCTCAAGTACTGGAAGAGTTAACGCGCCGCTTCGGGCGTGCTGCGTACGTCCCCGGCGGTACTGAGGGCGACCGTGAAACATGTTACAGAGCAGGGCAGCGATCCGTACTGGATTACATCCTGCGCGAAATCAACAAGGCCGATGGAGTAGAAGACGATGTGGAAGCTTAAACACTTATTCATGAACGCAGAGCCGGGTGCAGAACAGCCAGGCGGTGGTAACGGAGGTGGTGAAGATGGCGGCAATAATCCTGGTGCTGGCGAACCTTCTGGTAATTCTCTGCTCAGCACCGGCGCGGGCGAACCGGGTGCTAATGACTGGCTACCTGAGAAATTCCGCGTTATGGGCGAAGACGGAAAACTCAGTATTGAAAGCTCTGCCCGCAAACTGGCGGAAAATTATACTCACCTTGAAAAACGCATGGGGAGCGGCGACGCGCCGCCGAAAACGGCAGATGAGTATGCGCCTAAGGTAGAGGTCGAGGGATTCAACTGGGAAGAATTCAAAGCCGATCCGCGCATGCAGGGCTTCATGAAAACTGCGCACGCCAAAGGCATCACCAACGATCAGATGAGTTTCATCTTGGGTGAATACGCACAGCGCGCTCCTGAGCTGGTGGGCGGTGCCGCTGCTCTGGATGCGGAAGCCGCCACCACGCAGCTGCGCGAGGTGTGGAAGACAGACGCAGAGTTTAAGCAAAACATCGGTCTGGCTTTCCGTGCGTTCAACTCCCTGGCTGACGAGAGCGACCGAGGGCGCATCGACGAGATCGGCAATAACCCGATGGTTATCCGCATGCTGGCTAAAGTCGGCGCAGAAATGCAGGAAGACGCACCGGCGGGTGGCGATGTGAACCTCGAAGAACAGCAGACCATTCGCGACCTGATGAAATCCCCGGCGTACATGGACCCGAAACACGCCGACCACGAACGCGTATCGGCGAAGGTCAAAGCGTACTACCAGAAGCGATACGGCGATCAAACCGTAGCGTGACGTGTCACAGTACCGCATCAAAAGCCAGCACAACCCGCTGGCTTTTTCATTTGGTCGGGATTCCGACCGCACACCTCGCTAACAATCTCCCCACAACCAGCCCGGCGGGGACGCCGGATAACTGAATTTTCCCGCAGTGCGTAAGCGCCACGCGCATTGTGTTAATCGGGCCGGGCAACCGACAACCCAGTAGGCGATATTTTCTGGAGTGATTGTTATGTCATTTGATACCAATAAGAACATGATCACCGCTGCGTTTATCACGCAGTTTCATGATTCTTTCGAAATCGCCGCGCAGCAGAAGGATTCCCGCCTGCAGGCAGCGGTAAACGACCGTGGGATGATCACCGGCGAAGCGTTCACCATCAACGATATGGGCACCATCGAAATGACGCAGATCACCACGCGTTTCGGTGACACCGTATGGGACCTGCCAGAAGCCGGCACCCGTAACGCGTTGATGGCGGACTACGGTGTATTCGTGCCAGTTGAAAAGCGTGACCTGCGTAAACTGCTGGCAGACCCGCAGGGTCCATATCTGCAGCTCACCCTTGCAGCTTCCAACCGCAAAAAAGACGACGTTATTTATCGCGCGCTTCTCGATACCGTGCTGCGTAAAACGTCCAGCGGTGGCGCATACGCACCGGTGGCGCTGCCAGCATCGCAAAAAATCGTTGCTGGCGGTACGGGTATGACCAAAGCCAAGTTGATCGCCGCGAAAGCGATGTTCCGCCGCAACGAGTGCGACGAACAGAACGGTGAAGAGCTGTATATCACCTACAACGCCGACATGCTGACGCAGATCCTCAGCGATACCACGCTGACTTCTGCCGACTTCATGGCGGTGAAAATGCTGCAGGAAGGCGCAGTGTCTGGTAACTGGCTCGGCTTTAAGTGGCTGGCTTACGAAAAACTGGATTCTGCGACCGCAGGCGATCCGGCCGTGACCACCAAAACCGCCGTCGCATGGTGTAAATCCGCTGTGCATTTCGGTACCGGCGCTGAGTACAACGTCGATATCGGACCACGTCGCGATAAAAACAACACCATTCAGATCTCTGTTGATGCGTCTTATGGTGCTGGCCGCGCCAACGAGAAAAAAGTCGTCGCCATCGATTTTGTTGTTTAAGCCGCTGGTGTGTTTGCCGGGGTATACCCCCGGCCTTTTTTCATCTGAGGTTCTGCCATGACTTCGAGTGTATCGATCTGTTCAAACGCACTTCTTGCGCTGGGTGCTCACCCGATAAATGATTTCGACGAAGACACGGATCATGCCCGTCTTTGCGCCAACCTTTACCCTACTGTCCGCAATAAATTACTCCGCGCTCACCCGTGGAACTGCGCGATAAAACGCGTTGTGCTCTCGCCTGTCAGCGCTGCACCTGAATTCGGGTATGGTTATCAGTTTTCGCTTCCGGGCGACCTGATTCGCGTTCTTTCCGTGGGAGAGCCACGGGATGATATTGATTACCGGATTGAGGGGAGCCGGCTGCTGGCTAACGTCGATGTGATTCGCCTGCGTTATATCTTCCGTAATGAGGACGAGTCCACATGGGATACCGCGCTGGTGGATGTAGCTGAAATGACGATGCAGTCCAAGCTGGCGTATGCAGTGACCGGGTCCACCAGCCTGCGCGATAGCCTGGCGCAGGAGGCTTCATTCCTGCTGAAACAGGCAAAAGCCGTCGATGGTCAGGAAGAACCTCCGGAAGACCTGGGCGGCTATCCAACTTATGAGTCGAGGTTCTGATATGCGCGCGAACCTTATAAAAACCAATTTTACAGCTGGCGAAGTTTCCCCTCGTCTGATGGGGCGTGTTGATATTGCCCGCTACGCCAACGGCGCGAAGATTATCGAAAACGCGGTGGTGGTCGTGCAGGGTGGTGTTGTCCGCAGGCCGGGGACACGCTTTGCGGCGGCTACCAAACACGGCGATAAAAAATCACGTCTTATTCCCTACGTGTTCAACCGGTCTCAGGCTTACATGCTGGAGTTCGGCGACGGCTACATGCGTATTTATCAGAACGGTAAGCAGCTGGTTAACGGCGACAATACGCCTTATGAAATCGCCAGCCCATACACCGCCGATATGTTGGCTGCCGTGAACTATGTCCAGGGTGCTGACACGATGTTCCTGGTGCATCAGTCCGTAAAACCCCATCGCCTCCAGCGCCGTGGTCAAACCGACTGGGTGCTTGAACCGGCACCGTTCATCGTTGAGCCATTCGACGAGGTGCGCGATACACCGCAGAAATGGTGTAAGCCATCCGTCAAAGAGTTCGTGGGCTCTGAAATTACGCTGACCCTGAGCGATGCGGAACCGGGAGACACCCCAAATCCACCATTCACGGGCGCGGGCTGGGTTGCTCAGGATGTGGGTTCCTACGTTCGCCTTAACGGCGGTCTGGTGCTGATTAAAAGCATCACCAGTGCTCAGATTGCCGTCGGTACCATTCGCAGCGACCTGACGGCAACGCAGGCGGCATCGCCAGGATCATGGACGCGCGAGGACACAGTCTGGACCGATGAATTTGGGTACCCCGGCGCGGTGACGCTATACCAGCAGCGCCTTGTCCTGGCGGGTTCGCCAAAATATCCGCAAACAATCTGGTGGAGCGAAACGGGCGTTTATCTGTCCTTTGAGATTGGTACCGAGGATGATGATGCGATCAGCTTCACGCTGTCTTCAGACCAGCTCAACCCAATTGTGCATCTGGCGCAAATGAATACCCTGATTGCGCTGACCTACGGCGGCGAGTTTACGATCACCTCCGGCAACGATGCGGCCATAACACCGACCAATATCTCGGTGAAAAATCCGAGCCCGTACGGCTGCAATGGGATCCGCCCGGTGCGCGTTGGTACCGAAATCATGTTTGTGCAGCGCGCTGGCCGCAAGCTCTACGCAGTAGCGTATGACCCTGACAGCTTTGTTTCCTATTCCGCCAACGACATGACGGTACTGGCTGAGCACATTACATCTGGCGGCGTGCTGGATATGGCATACCAGCAACAGCCGGATGCGTTTATCTGGATGGTCAGGGCGGATGGCGTTGCGGTCACGATGGCTATTGACCGTGGTCAGGATGTAATTGCATGGTCACGTCAGGTCACAGATGGCGCGTTTGAGTCGCTGGCGACCATCCCATCGGAAGCTGACGATGTGGTTTATGCGATCGTCCGTCGCGAGATAAACGGCCAGACCGTACGTTATGTCGAGGTGTTCGACAGCAAACTCTATACGGATTCAGCCATTACAGGGGCCAGCGGCGGCGATGGTGCTACGACATGGTCGGGGCTTTCGCATCTTGAGGGGCAGACGGTTGATGTGGTGGCCGATGGTGCAGTTATGCCGCAGTACACCGTTTCCTCTGGTCAAATCACCCTGTCACGTAAGGCTAAAAGCGTTGAGATCGGCCTGCACTTCGAAAGCACGATCGAAACGCTATCGCCGGAGGTTTCCACTACCGAAGGTACCACCCAGAACGCGAAAAAGCGTACCAGCGAAGTGACGATGCGGTTTCTCGATACTACAGGTGCAGAATGCAACGGCCAGGTTATTCCGTTCCGCCGGTTCGGGCCGAAAATCCTCAACCAGCCAGCGCCACTTTTCACCGGCGATCACTACTGGGGAAAACTCGGCTGGGAACGGGGGGAAGACACTCTGCTTATCCAGCAGCGCCAGCCGCTTCCATTCCATCTTCTTGCAATTATTTTCACATTCACCAGTAACGGGGGCTGACATGGTACGTAACGCAACAGCCGGGGATATCCCGGCACTGATCGAGCTGGGCGCGCGGATGTATATCGAATCCCGCTATTCGCAGAATTCGCCCTTTGATGAAGAAAAGTGTGCAGAGCTTGCCAGAAGTGTTATCGCGTCGCCTGCGGGGTGTGTGCTGGTGGCCGAAAAAGAGGGGGTAGTCATCGGCTGGATGGCTGGTGGCATTGCTGAGCAGTGGTTCAGTCACCAGCTGATGGCCTTTGAGTATGGGCTCTTTGTCGCTCCGGAGCATCGCGGCGGCACTGCGGGCCCGCGTCTCGCTAAAGCTTTTATCACCTGGGCGAAAGAACACGGCGCCGCGCTCATAAACATGGGTATAACTACGGGCGTACATGAAGAACGCACCGGCGAAATGTATTCCCGTCTTGGTCTGAAACGTTCCGGCCTGCTGTATTCAATGGAGGTTTAAAAATGTGTACTGGCGTGGAAATTGCGGCTATTGGCGCATCCGTGCTTGCCGCCGGTGGCGCGGTGTATAGCGGGCAGCAACAAAAGAAAATGTCCAACTATCAGGCTGCGCAGGCGGAAGCTGATGCCGAGGCAGCACAAGCAGCCGCACGGGTGGAAGCCGATCGCATCCGTAAAGCTGGACGGGCACAGGCAGCTGCAGCGCGAGCTTCTCTTGCCGGGTCTGGTGTGGACACGGGGGAAGGCACAGCGCTGCGTATTCAGTCCGATATCGTTGGCGATGCTGAGCAGGATGCTTACCAGACCATTCTGAACGGTACGAACCAGAGCGCCAGACTAAATGCGCAGGCGTCCGCTGACCGTATCTCTGGCCGTAACGCTTCAACATCTGGCTACATCAGCGCGGGTAGCTCTGTGCTTAGCGCGGGCGGTACCGCATATAACGGCTGGAAAAAAGCAGGGAGTAAATAACCGTGAGAATTCCAACGGGTAATTTTGGTAACGTTACGCCGCAGGCGAATCCTACCCGCGTCAGTGTCAGCAGTGTCGGGCAAATAGGTAACGCAGTCGCAGGTCTGGGGGCGGCTTTAGGTCAGACTGCTGATGAGGTACAGCGCACGCAGGATAAAGCGGATGTGGCGGCAACCCAGGCTATCCTTACCGATCTTGATGCGAAATCCAGTGACCGCTGGGAAAACCCGGAGACCGGCGCGCTGGTAACCCGGCAGGGGTTCAAGTCTTCCGGCGTTGGTCTGGACATGGATAAGCAGGACTCTTCCGACTATGAAGAGGCCCGTAAACGCGTACCGCAGAGCCAGCTGCAGTATTTTGACGCGCAGTGGAAAGCTGGTCAGGTCCAACGGCTCAGCACCTATAATACTTTTGAACGCGTACAGACAGCGGCCGCACAGCAAAGTCAGTTTGAAACAACTGTTAAATCCTCCGTTCAGCAGGAAGCCAGTGCATATGATGACCCTCAGGCGGCAGCGTTGGCGCGCGGAGCACGTAAACATTCTATTGAGCTTTACGGTCAGGCACAGGGATGGTCATCAGAGCAGATTGCGCAGGCTATTACTTCTGCGGATTTAAACGCGACGGAGCAGCGTGCACAGAATTATGCGGTATCTAACCCTCAGGGGTGGCTCGCAGGTGATTTTCCTATGAAAGATACCGGCGCGCTTGATATGCGCGCTATCGGTATTGTCGAGTCCGGCGGTAAGCATTTTAACGCTGACGGCAGCGTGATTACCTCGCCCGCCGGTGCTCAGGGTAAATACCAGCTTATGCCGGACACGGGTAAAGAGCTGGCGGCTAAACGCGGCGTGGAATACAACCCTGCCGATGAGCAACAGAATGCGATACTTGCCAGCGACTATGCAAACCAGCTTTACGGTAAATATGGCTCCGAGACTCTGGCCGGTGCCGCTTATAACTGGGGTATGGGTAACGTTGACAAACTGATCGACAAAGTGGGCGACCCGCGCAAGGGTGAAATTTCTGAGTCTGAGTTTATCAGCAAGCTGCCCTCTGAAACTCGCGGATGGCTGGCCCGCTACCGTAAAAACAAAACCGGTCTCGATCCCGTCTCTGTTTACAAAATCGACAACATGGCCCAATCGCAGATTGATGAGCAGCGTAAAGCGCTGCGTGATCAGGTTGACCCTATTTATAACAACAGTCTTGCGCAGTTACAGAATGGGGAGGTACCTGACGCAATGCTGAATTCCGGCACAATTATGCGGGCCTATGGAGAGCAGGGGGCCCAGAAGGTTCGCGCCATGGAGATTGCGCTTGATAATGCCAAAACCTTCCAAGCGATCCAGTACGCCCCCCCGGAACAGCAGCAGGCGGAAATTGCGAAGTTAAAGCCGCAGGCAAACGACCCAGATTATGCGCTCAAGCTCGATGCGTATGGCAAGCTCGGCGCGCTGGTGCAGAAAAGCAATGAAGCGATACAGGCGCAGCGTGATACCCGTCGTTTTAACGAAGCGCTGTCTATGGGCGAGAAACTTGACCCTACCAACAAATCCATGCAAAAAGCCGCCGACGCCACGCCAACGGCGCAAAACTTCCGGATTAACGACGCCACCACCCATGACGGGATTGTGCAGCAGGTGGCCCAGACCGGGATCATCCCTTCGCAGGTAACCACCCAGTTATCGGCGATATCCCGCGCGCGCAGTCCTGAGGCGGTCCGTCAGGGAGCAGAGTTATTTAATCGCCTCTATGACACGGATCCCGCGTCTGTTGGCGACATGCCAAAGGATATGCAGGGATTTTATCTCACCGTTAAACAGCTTACCGATTCCGGCATGGCGTCCGAAACCGCTATTGAACAGGCGCAGAATCTGACCTACAACCAGACCGATGCACTCAAAACGCAACTGGCCTCAACCCAGAGTACCAAGGAGTACAAAAAAGACCGCGGCAAAGCGATGGATTCTGCGGTGAGCAGCATGTCGGGCTTCTTTAGCTGGGGAAATCCATCAGCCGACGACCAGACGCCGGAGGCTGCACGTTTTCGCAATGATTATCAGTCGCTGTACGACATCAATTACCGCACTACCGGCGGTAATGCGGATGCGGCCAAAAAAATGACCAACCAGCAGATCGCCCGCACCTGGAGTATCAGCGAGGTTAACGGCGACGCAAAACTTATGAAATACGCGCCGGAGGCACTCTATAACTACGGCCCATCGGGGTGGCAGGCGGCGCAGTGGAAAGAAGAAAAAGAAAACCTGATGTACGGCGAGCGCAAGGGCGAGATCACCACCAGCCCGGCTCAGCTTGGGATCACTTCCGGTAACGCGGCACCTGTCACCAGTAAAACGCCGGAGTCGCGTATTGGCGGTGATCTGGAAATTACCCCTGATGTGCTGACGGCCCGTAATGGCGATTACGCCATCATGGTGCGAACAAAAGATAAGGATGGTATCGAGGCGGTACAACCGTTCTACGATTCTTACGGCAGGCCGATGCGCTGGAAACCGTCACTGGAAGAGTGGGCGCCATACAAAAAAATGCAGGAAGAGCGCGAAGAACATGATCGCAATGAGCTGCAACGCGGGCAGGATATTCGTGGGTTCAAAGATAAACACCGTGCGCTCGATGAGCAGTACAAGCGCCTGCATAACGAGCGCATGGACAGGGTTAAAAATTACTTTTCGTGGAGCACTGAATAATGCCGGTATACGCCACCCCTGAAGAACTGAATAACGGATTCACTCCGGCGGGTAATGTCCTGGCTGCACCTACCGGATTTGATGTGCCTTTGCCTGAAGGTACCAACCCGGCACCTCAGCAGGATGAGCCGTCTGTGTGGGGCGCTGCATTTCGTCAGAATAACCTGCTTGGCGAAATGTTCCGCCCGGCCAAACAGTTTGAGCCGGTAGAGGGTTATAACCCTTATGCGGATAAAACCGAGCTGCACGGGTACGAACAGTGGGGCTCGGCGTTTGCTGATTCCCGATCGCCGGAGGAGACCGCCTGGCTGAAACAACAGATTGACGACGAAAACGAGGACCGCAGGGTACTTTCCGAGGCGGGCGGCGAAGGTGTCCTTGCCAGCATTGCAGCCGGAGTGGTAGACCCTGTCACCGTAGCTTCCATGTTTATCCCCGGTGCGCAGGGCGGCGCGGTTGCCCGTATCGCGTCGCAGGCTGCAATCGGTGCAGCTGCAACAGCAGCGAGCGAGGTTGTCCTGAATAACCAGCAGATCACCCGCACATGGGGCGAAAGTGCTTCCCACGTGGCAGCCGGTGCGTTGATGAGCGGTGTATTTGCAGCAGCCGGCGCAGCGCTGTCACCCTCTGTTCGCACTGCTGCCACGCGCGAAGTGGCTGATGCGCTCGATAATATGAGTATCACGTCAGCGACGGACACCGCTGCTGCATCGCTCCCCGAAGGAGGTAGCGTCGGCGCGGCGAGAATCAGTGAGGCAACGCTCGAGGATCTCACTCCGGCAGCTGGCGGTCCGGTCGGTAAACTGGCACGTAAGGCGGGCAGTTATCTGACGCCGTTTACCCGTCTTATGGAGTCACCGTCGAAAACCTCCCGCCGTACGGCGCTGGAGCTGGCGGAGAATAACTACACCCTGCAGGGTAATGCCCGGGGTATCGAGACGCCCGTCGCGGCAGAAACCCGCGTGCGCGGGTGGCGTCGTGAAGAGGCTGCCGTCGTGGTGACGAACAAACAGGCCTACAGCCAGTACAAAGCGGCTGGCGGTGACCTGAGCTTTTCACAGTTCCGTGAGGAAGTTGGCAACGCCATGCGCAGCGGCGATGTGCATGCTAATCCGGTGGTGCAGGAAGCGGCACAGGCAATGCGCACCGTGGTTAACCGGGTGAAAGTGGCGCAGCAAAAGCTTGGCCTGTTGCCGCCTGACGAGGAACTGAAAGCCATCGGTCAGGAGAGTTATTTCCCGCGCGTGTACAAAGTCGGCAAGATCGTTAACGAGCGCGATAAATTCCGCGACATGCTGGTCGACTGGTGGTCTCGCGGTGAGAAAACCATGTCTCGCGAAGAGGCTGAAATTACGGCTGATGCCACGATCAATAAAATTGTCGGCGCAAAAATACCGCAGGATTTTGCGAACGTCTTTATGGTGAAAGCGGCTGGCAGCACCCGGTCGCGTACGCTCAGCGTTCCCGATCGCCTGATGAAAGATTATCTGGAGAGCGACGCCAATTATGTGCTGCAGCGTCATATCCGCGAGGCGTCAGCAGAGGTTGAGCTGACGCGCGCATTCGGTAATAAATCGCTGGAAAAGCAGCTCAAGGATATTCAGGATGAATACGATGCGCTGATGCGCCAGAACCCCAAAGACCAGGCGAAGCTGGCGAAAGCCCGCGATAACGATATTCGCGACATCACAGCGCTGCGCGACCGCCTGGCGGGTACCTACGGCATGCCGGACGATCCATCATCATTTTTCGTACGCGCCGGTGCGTTCCTTCGCAGCGCTAACTTTGTCACCAAGCTGGGCGGTATGACCGTTTCCGCTATTCCTGATCTCGCGCGTGGTGTGATGGTTAACGGGTTTGGCAATACCATGCGCGGTTACTCTGCGCTGATAACCCGGTCGCCGGCATTCAAGGCTAGTCGCGCCGAACAGTTAAAAATGGCCGTCGGGCTGGAGACCATACTCCATACCCGTGCGCGTACGATGGGGGACCTGGTGGACAGTTCCGCACGAACCACGGCGGTAGAAGCGGGTATGGAGCGCGTCACCGATGCGTTCGGCAAGCTCACGCTGATGGGCCACTTCGACGATATGAACAAATCTGTAAACGGCATGATCACCTCCGACGGCATTTTGTCCGGCGCGTTCACTGGCCGCCGCCTTGCCAAGCTCGGCATTAACGACAATATGGCCGCGCGTATCCGCAGCGAATTCGAAAAGCACGGCGAGGTAATCAATGGCTGGCATATCGGCAATTTTGAAAAATGGGACGATCAGCATGTGGCTGGTGTCTTCCAGTCGGCGGTGCTCAAAGACGTTAACAATACCGTTATCACACCGGGGATCGGCGATACACCACTGTGGGCCAGCACGCCGCTGGGTAAAACTATCTTCCAGTTTAAATCGTTCGCTACTGCGTCCTACAACCGTGCAACGCTGGGTGGCCTGCAGGAGGGAACCGGTCAGTTTTATTACGGTACCGCTTTCCAGATTGGCCTCGGCGCACTGACGTACGCGCTGAAACAGTCTGCAAACGGTAAAGAGGTTGACTGGTCGCCTCAGAAACTCGTCATTGAAGGTGTCGACCGTTCCGGTATTCTCGGCCCTCTGATGGAATATAACAATATGGCGGAAAAGGCATCCGGCGGAATGGTGGGGCTGGGCGCATTGCTCGGTACCGGCACACAGTCACGTTATGCCAGTCGTGGCTTTATCGGCTCTGCGCTGGGGCCGACGTTTGGCCTGCTCGATACCATTACCGACGTGACCGCTGGTGTGCTCAATGGTGATGCAGGTGACCGGGTGCTGCACAACGTGCGTACGCTGCTACCGGGAAACAACCTTTTCTGGATTGCGCCGCTGATAAATCAGGTTGACCCTGGCATGCGGTAATCGGTCAGGATTCCGACCTCTGGACTGTTCCATCATAGCCCTGTATTCACTACGGGGCTTTTTTATGCATCAGGATTACAAAACACGCCTTACCGCACTGAGTGATAAACTCACCGACGTGGTGCTCGAAGAAGCCGATCCGGAAAACTGGCCGGGGGCGGGGAAGAAACCGAGCGAACTGACCAAGGATGAACGCGGTGATCGCTACTGGGATAAGAAGAATGCAGCCGCATCGCTGACGCTGCTGATTAAGGTTCACTCCCTGATTGGCATGCAAACGCGCGGCGGTACACCGTCGGATAATCCCGGAAAGGATGACGAAGCCTTTGCGCTGGGCCAGCAGGTTTCAAAAGCTGAGCGAGAGGCGGCCGCCATTATTGAGCGCCTGCAGAAAGGGAAAAAATGATTTCGTTCCTCGCCTTCTTTTTAATGTGGGCGGAGCGAATGAACTGGGACGTTCCGGACTGCCACTATCAGGCCTGCCACTGGCTGGAGCATCGCGGAAACCTCGCGGTGCTTCGCTGTTTCCGTGGTTTCGGTAAATCAACGATCCTTGCGGTCTATAATGCCTGGCGATACTACTGCGATCGTCAGTACCGCATTCTGCATCAGTCTGAATCAGACGGAACCGCGTATAAAACCAGCCGTGACACTCAGAACGTCCTGCGTAACCATCCGCTGACCAAAGGTATGCTTCCTGACGGGCAGGGAACCGTTGAGCAATGGTGGGTTAATGGTGCGCTGGATTTACGTAACGGCAGCATGTACGCAAAAGGCATCCTGTCTAACGTAACCTCAGCGCGCGCCAACGAATGCCAGAACGATGACGTTGAAGTACCCCGCAATATCCAGACGCCGGAAGCGCGTGAAAAGTTGCGCTATCGCCTGGGTGAGCAAACGCACATCCTGATCCCCGGCGGGCGCAAACTCTACATTGGTACGCCACACACGCATGACAGCCTTTACGATGAGGTGGAGTCTATGGGCGCTGACTGTCTTACCATCCGGCTGTTCGATAAAGAAAAACGCATCGAGGCAAAAGACGCAACGCAGCTGCGCTACGAGTTATCTTTCCGGCCGGAATATGTCTTTGCGGGCATCCACAAGGCGGCGCGGCTGTTGGTCGAAAACGTGGATTATAAGCTGACCGCCGACGGCGTTGAGTTTGCGGACGCACCGGACACGGTTATCGATTTTTATGCAGACTGCGCCTGGCCTGAACGGTTCACCCGTGAAGAAATGGAGAACCGCCGTAAAGAAACACGCACGATTAACGAGTGGGATAGCCAGTATCAGCTGCACAGTAAACCCGTCGGAGACGTTCGCCTCGACCCTGACCGCATCCGGGAATACAACATTCATCCACAAATTCGCTATGCGAACCGTACGGCTTCGCTCTGGCTTGGCAACGTGCAAATAGTTGGTGCTGTCGCCTGGTGGGATGTGGCCACTGGCAAGGTTAAGGCTGACGCCTCGGCGTTCTCTCTGATGCTGACGGATGCCAGGGGGCATCTGTACTGGCATATCTGCCAGGAACTCACCGGCGAGCTGGCGGAGTTTGACGATAACGACAAAATCACCGGCGGGCAGGTAGCGCAGATCAAAGAGCTGGTGCTCAAATATCAGATCCCAGTGGTTTGTGTCGAAGTAAACGGCCCGGGCAGCTTCGCGGGTAAATTACTGCGTCAGGCGCTCAAGGGGACGGGCTGCGGCGTCCGGGAAGAGTTCAGTATCACCAACAAGCAGAAACGCATCCTCGATGCGTTTGAAGCGCCGCTGTCCTCGCGGTTCCTGTGGGCTCACACCGACGTGCTCGACGGTCCTGTCTATGACCAGATGCGCGACTTTAACCCCGCACTGACCAACCAGCCAGACGACTTTATCGATTCCGGCGCGGGAGCAATAAGTCAGACCCCTGTACGCATCGGGAAAGTGGTCGGGATTCCGACCGGACATGCGCGCGAAGATTGGCAGTTAAGTGACGGAGATCATCTGGTCGACGTCGATTACTAACTTACTAACTTGCCAGAGGTTTCGCATCATGTCGGTACCGAACCAGACTCCATATATAATTTATAACGCCAACGGCCTGACCACCGTTTTTCCCTTCGAGTTCTATATCATCAACTCCGGTGATATTCAGGTCACAATTAACGGCACTGTTATTACTAGCGGGTACACGGTTTCCGGGGTAGGGAATATCGGCGGCGGGGATGTGATTTTTATCACCCCGCCAGCCAGCGGATCGGTTGTGATGCTGGAGAGGGTAGTGCCAACGTACAGGCTGACCGATTATCAGGATAACGGCGACCTCCTGGCCGACACGGTTAATAAGGATTTTGACCGCCTCTGGATGGCGATACAGCGTTACGGTATACATCTCGGTCTGGCACTTCGCCGCCCGCTGTTCGGTGGTCCCTTTGATGCAGAGGATTATCGTATTGAGAAACTGGCAGATCCGGTAAATGCGCAGGACGCAGTGACTAAAAAGTATTTAGAAAGCATATCTTTATCCCGGGTGCTGCGCGTTCCAGAGGCGTCTGTTGGGTTAGTGCCTTCGCTGGATCTGCGTCGCAATAAACTGCTGGCATTCAATAATTCAGGTGACCCTATTCCGGTGTTGCCAGAATCAGGGTCTGCCTCAGATGTTTTGATTGAGCTGGCAAAACCTACCGGATCCTCTCTCATTGGTTATAAGTATCCTGTGGATGGCAGTGTGCCAAGAACGGTAGAAGATAAACTTGGAGATTTCGTTAGTGTGCTAGACTTTGGCGCAAAAGGCGATGGCGTAACAGATGATTCAGTAGCCTTTAAAAAAGCCTCAGCTACCGGTAAGAAAGTGTTTATCCCTGATGTGTCAGGTAATGGTTCTGGCTGTATTTACAAAGTAAAAAATGTATATATCAAAAAGCCATTGCTCTTTGGAGAAAATATCGGTGTAGAAATACAACCTGTTTCTGCCGGTGATGAGATGTTCTACTTTGGAGATCCTGACCAGCCATCTACTTACATTATTAATGGTGCGAGAATAGAAAACCTCACCTTTTCATGCCCATCAGCTTCAGATGGAGAGTACCCTATAGCCATACGTTGCCATCAACAGCAGCAAATGGAGGTATTCGGATGCACATTCTACCGATTAACATTTGAGCTTATAGACTACAGATATGTCACCTTTAGGAAAATTCGTGGAATAGGTTCAATGTTCTATTCAAACAGGACTCAACCAAATGGTGTTGATTGGGCTGACGCATTGGTTATCTCAGACAGTTTTATTGCTTACTCTTCCCGTGTTGAAGTTCGTAACTCTGTAGGATTTCAAATGCGAAATACCTATTGCGCAAATCCGACATCTACTCCATGCCTGTTATTGGGATATGACGATTGGGCAAAGCCAAGTCATGGAACGTGCGAACTGACTGACGTAACAATTGAAGGCGTTACAGAACTCAACAATTGCAACCTTTTTGTTTTTATTGTAAATGGCCATATGGGTGCCTTTGAGGGGCATGGGCTAACGCTTAAAGATTGTTTCTCGGTAAACTGTGTAAATACAGAATTCCATTACAGTAAAGACTTCGGTGTATACATGAATGCGTGTAAAAAATCATCATTCACTAACACCAGGTTTACAAATAATGGAGAAGGTGGGATTAGAATTGGTGGTGATACGCAATATGTTGCATTCGCTGGATGTCTTTTTGGCGAGGGAGGAATTGCTAATGACGGCCCAACTCAAAAACGAGGTATTAACATTGAGGACACTAGCGGAGGGATTGCGGTGTTGTCTTCTGTTTTTGATGGAAATAGCGAGGTTAATATTGGCGGAGATCAAAGTAAATACAGGGTTCTGGCATGTCAAGGAGTTCCCGATACTGTAATTGTTAGCGGTGGTGGAACATCGCAAAGGCCATCATCTCCAAAAGCAGGGCAGCAGTATTACGATACCAACCTAGGACTTCCTGTATGGTGGAATGCTACCACAGAAACATGGCAGCGTGCAGATGGCACCAATACATAACAGAAAGCGCCAATCCTGTGGCGCAATTAATTGTCATCCTTAAACCACCTCCTGTGGGGGTGGTTTTTTAATATCCGAAACCACTTTCTAATTTAAAGCCCTGATCCCATCTTTCCATATGAGAACTATTTTATCCTGAATCTTATGTTTTTCACTTGGAGTTCCAAACTGTCTTATGGCATTGCCAATCTGGTCTTCGTCATCTGCAATTAAGAACTCCGCTCCAGCTTTATACCATTCTGATTTTGATAGCCCATTATATTGAACAAATTGATTATTGCGTAATTCATATGGCGCAACGTTAATATCGCTAAATCCGGCTACCGAAGATGCAAACCAAAAAGAGGCATACCCCCTCTTATATCCGCTTTCATGTAAAAAATTTCTTAGTTCAATTGTCACATCGTTAGTGTTTACTGTGTTTCTTAATGTTGCTAAACTTGGTATTGATAACAAAATGACGATTAAAGAAATCGCTATATTTCTTTTTGCAGAAAAGGCAAAGGCACTTCTTGAAATGACAATGGACATAAATACAAACGTAGGAACAATGTATCTGATAGAAAAGAGATTTGTTGGTCTGTCGCTCAGTAAATAAGCAAAAAACATTAGTAATGATGACGCAACCAATACCTGACAAAAGAAATCAAGGTCCTTAAATTTAAGAATGCACCTTGTGGATAAATATATGAATGAAAATATGAATATTACCTTAATTAAACTAAAGAATGTTCTCTTATCACCTATTTCCATTCCAAATACATATCCACCAAAAAAATGAAAAGTGCCCTGAATAGTTAATGATATATTATTTGTTAATTGAGAGAAATCAACAAAATGCGGGGTGGTTATCCCTGGCAGGGTAAATCCACCAAAATGTAAAAAAAAGAAAGATATGCATTTCGAAACTGCAATTGATACTGCAGTTGACGCTATCAATACCACATATCTATAGTTTATGTTTTCTTGTTTATATATTCCAAGTGCCACTCTATACAAGCACACAAGTATAACAGGGATAATAAATGCATATTTTGCAATGTCATCACTAAAAGACAAAGTTGATAACATAATCATGTATGTCAATAATAGCTTTAACGACCCTTTTAACCTATATTGCTCCAATAAAACTAAACAAAGTAAGATTAGTATGTATGCACCTATGTGAATGCATGCAATTAACATTATACTCGATGAAAACGATGTTGGCATGGCAAAGGTAGCAAGAACTGCGTAAAATGATAAATTTCTATTATGATTTGATACATACAAGGAAATTGTTACTAGTACCCCCATAAATATCCCTGGGACAATATAGTAAAGGTGCTCGTTAAATCCTATTATTTTTATTGCTAATGCATATGGTATGATCTCTGTAAAGTAAAATGATACCGTAGATAGCTTCCATCCACTTAACAGTATGTTACCGTTTAAAATATCCCTTGCTTCTCTGAATGATGATATAACATCAGAGTTTGGGAGTGTATTTTTGGCAATTAGTGAATATACCACTGACAATATTGTGAAAATAAAAGCCCAACAAAAAAAGTTAAATTTATTAGTCATTTTTTACCCTTTATTAAATATTTAGGTCGTTGCTTAGATTCTATGTATATACGTCCAATATATTCACCTAGTACCCCAATCCCAATAAGCTGGATGCCCCCGAGAAAAAGAACAGATACCAGAAGAGACGGATAGCCACGCACTGGGTTGCCAAACGCAATGGTGTCAATGATCATCCATGTCCCGTAAAGAAAGGCTAAGCCAGCAACTAACAGGCCGATATATGTCCATATACGAAGCGGGAATGTTGAGAAGCTGGTAATCCCTTCAAGAGCAAGATTCCACAGCTTCCATCCGTTGAATTTCGTGTTGCCTGCAACCCTTTCCGCCCGGGCATACTCAACGACATCGGTGCTTCCTCCTACCCAACTCAATACACCCTTCATGAACAGGTTGCGCTCAGGCATGAGCTTGATGTTTTCCACTACTTCACGAGACATCAGGCGGAAATCGCCAACGTTTTCCTCAATCTGCGGATTGCTTATTTTGTTATGCAGCTTATAGAACCATTCAGCCGTCTTGCGCTTAAGCCTGCCATCTGTGGAGCGATCTGTTCTTTTAGCCAGAACCATATCCGCACCGGCAACCCACTTATTGATAAGATGAGGAATTACCTCGATAGGGTCTTGCAGGTCCACGTCAATCGGTATAATCGCATCGCCGGTTGCATGGTCTAGCCCGGCGAATAGCGCAGGCTCTTTGCCGAAATTGCGCGTGAATGATAGCGGCTTGACGAGAGGGTCTGATATCGCAATTGAGTTTATGATCGCTTCCGTTGCGTCCTTGCTTCCGTCATTGATGAATACTATCTCTACTTCGTATTGCTGAAGGTCTTCAAACTCTCTGACGGTTTTGTAAAAAATTGGTATCGCGTCCTCTTCATTGAAGACTGGAACGACAAGAGAAATCTTCATTTTTCTTCCCTAAAGACAATATGTTTAGAATAAAAGAATCCGCAAATCAGGCTTATCAACGAGAATTCAACAAGGGTAATGATAGGTGCGATCTGATAATAGTCAGACAATTTTCCCACAAGAACGCTCATTAGCCCCATAAAGGTGACAAAGAGGAAATACCCCTTCACTTTAGGCTTTGATTTAAAGGTAAACGCGGCATTTGCAAAGAATGAGAATGTCACAGCGGTAGCGAAAGCCAGAAAGTTCGCTGTGGCCTGATTAACAGAGAAAATGTAGACGCCAATAGCGAAGACAAACCAGTGAATGGCGGTGTTTAACACGCCAACAGTCAAATATTTAGAGAATAGCTTAAGCATATGAGTAATTTGCTTGTTTGAGGTTTAGCGGAGTTTACCACTTAAGACTTGGTTGATCATCACTTGCAGTACGGTACTTACTCCATGTAACTGCTCAAATACCATATGGTCGGGATTCCGACCGACTCGCCCGCTTACCCTCAGCCCACTACTATGATTTTCCCCACAGGGGGTGAGGCGTGAGGATGAATAACCTTTCAGACGTAGCGGCGGGGCTGTCCTACGGTACATCTATTGGCAGCTTTGGTTACTGGTTACTGCAGCTACTCGATAAAGTTAGCCCCAGCCAGTGGGCCGCAATCGGTGTTCTTGCCAGTATTCTCTTTGGTCTGCTGACTTATCTGACCAATCTGTATTTCAAAATCAAGGATGATCGGCGTAAGGAGGCGCGGGGCAATGGCTTCCAGCAAGACTAAGCTCAGCGCTGCCGTTCTGGGGCTGGTCCTTGCCGGTGCTTCAGCACCACAAATTCTTGACCAGTTCCTGAACGAGAAAGAGGGAAACAGCCTAACCGCGTACAGAGATGGTGGCGGAATCTGGACGATTTGCCGTGGTGCCACGATGGTTGATGGTAAGCCGGTGGTGCAGGGCATGAAGCTGACGCAGGCGAAATGTGATCAGGTGAATGCCATTGAGCGCAATAAGGCGCTGGCGTGGGTAGACCGCAATATCAGGGTACCGCTTACCGAACCGCAGAAAGCAGGAATCGCCTCATTCTGCCCGTACAATATTGGCCCCGGAAAATGCTTCCCTTCTACGTTCTATAAACGCATCAATGCCGGTGATCGGAAAGGGGCATGCGAAGCTATCCGCTGGTGGATTAAAGACGGTGGCCGTGACTGTAGACTGACCAAAGGCCAGAAGAATGGCTGCTATGGTCAGGTTGAGCGCCGGGATCAGGAAAGCGCGTTAGCGTGCTGGGGGATAGACCAGTGACGATAAAAGCAAAGCTGTTAGCGCTGGCCGTTCTGCTGGCGTTTTTTGTCGGTACCTTTTATGTAGGCTACCTCAAAGGGTGGTATGCGCACAGCGAGCACGTTAACAGCCAGGCAAAAGCGAAGGAGAAGAAAGCTGAGAAAGCCGTCGCAATCGGCGAGCAGAAAGCGGCGGCGGCCAGCGCAGAAGGAAAAGTGATTTACCGGACTATTTACCGAGACGTGGTGAAATATGTTAATGACCCGAATCATGTTAAGTGCGATTTTGACGATCACGCTGTGCAGCTGCGGCAGCGAGCAATCGATGCGGCCAACAATATCCCAGGATTTGATGAACCCACCGTGCAAGGCAAGTGACGCAGGCCGGGATAGCGATGAAGACCTGCAGGCGGATACCCAGACCACTGACTGTGTGCGCGAGCTGCGGACAAACATCTATCGCTGGCAGGCGTGGTACAGGGCTACGGAATAGCCCGTTTTGTTCCTCAATCGGGAGCGAAATTAAAACGGGTACCAATTCGGGTATCTGCCTTTTTTTTGAAAATAAAACACAATAAATACAAACGGTTATTTATTGTGTTTTACTCCTATTATCGGCACCATCTAAATCAATAAGTTATGTAAAGGCTCCCTCTTTGTTTACATCATGATTTTTTGCGTGTAACTGCATGTGTAAGTAATTTTCGCCAACGTTTATCTACAGTGATGCTCTGCCATTTTTTTCGAGTTAGCTGGTTTTGTTGCATGCTAAACCGTTGTCACCGACAACGAGAAGTGAATGGAAAGTCTGAAAGTGAGGTAAAACCCGAAGAAAATCGGGGTGTGACAACAGATTACGTAGCTGTGTCTCTGGGACAAAAAGCGCAGGATTGAATGTGACCGTATGAATATCACCCAGCGTGAAAACCGATATATGTCCTTCATGTTCACCGGTCAGGTACCAGCAGCCATCGCTGCACACCAGTCGATAGGGGGCCAGACCTGTGCAACGATGACCTTCTGCCAGTAACGTAACCCGACGGTGTTCAGTGATGGCGCGAATCAGTCGCGTAAAAACTTCACTCCGTGCCTGTGTTCTGGCGTTGGTGCTGTGCCAGATAAGGCAGGGAGATTCGTTGGCACTCAATAGTGAGTTGACCAGCTGGTTGTCTATCTCCGGAAAAAGCGCCTCCACACCGGACTGACGGACGAAGGTCTGCACCGTCAGCTCCCTCTGACGGCTGCCGGATAGCAGACGACATTGCCCGTTACGGAACTCCAGGTCGAGATAGGCCAGACGCTCGCGAAAATCCCGACGCAATGTGCGCACTGACACGCCAAATTCGGCGGCCAGTGTCTGTATGGCCAGCGTTTCACCCGCCACAAGACGGCTGATAATCAGCGACAGGCGGACCGCAAGGCGCTCATGGCGGCGCTCAGACTGAGACATGAGAGGCGTTCCCCATCCTGTTAATGGACTGAAAATTAAGTAATTAGTGTAACGAGAGGGCCGGACAGGATACGGACAGCGGAAGCGGTATTTTTTCTGCAGGATGAATGCAATCAGAATGCGGCTTCATAGTCTTTTTGAGGAAAAACTGCCTGGAAATCAATCAGCGAACGGACAGGAGGTGTCCGCATAAAGCCGGAGTTAACATCCGTTTGCCTCAAATCCGGAGAGCATCGCTTCCGCCATCACCCATAGAGCCCGGTTAAGCTTCACATCACCGTCGATACCGCGCACGGCACGGGTATGCGTTCGTCCGCCTTTCGCACTCCGTCCACTGAGCCCGCCCTTAATCAGGTTCTCCTGAATACGCTGGTATGTGGTCCACAGATCATTGCTCTCATCCTGCCAGCGGCGTGGTGTTAAAGATCAACGCGGGATATTGAAATATTCCGCGGCAGCAGCAGGGATTGCCGCAGCGGGATTAATACTTATTTATATTAGCTATCTGTCGATGGGGGCGCATAGTCCTGTGGCCGCAGCGACAAACGGGCTTGAGATCATCAGCCATTATGTGGCGACAGTATTTGGCGCATATGGCCGGAACCTGCTGGCGGTAATTATTACCCTGGCGTGTCTGGTGACATCGATTGGGCTAACCACAGGTACCGCGCGCTATTTTAGCCATGCGACGGGTTTATCCTACGGCATGCTGGTGGCCAGTACCCTTATCGCCTCGGCGGCGATATCCGTGCTGGGATTAAACTCCCTTATTGCGTTCGCGGTGCCGGTCCTCTGTGCCATCTATCCCGCGGCGTTAGTGGTGGTGCTGCTGGGTATTGTCCGCAAGTGGGTTTCAATCTCCGACAACGTATACCGGGTGATTTTCTACAGTGCTTTAGTGCTTGGCGTGTTTAGCCTGTTCGCGAAAAGCTGA